GTGCGACCAGCCATCTTGCCGCCGCTGTGCGCTCTACTCCACGCAAGACGTGGGAAGCATTGCATGGCTTCTTCTGGAAGTGTGGTGCTGAACTCACGAAGGACGAGGATACGCTTTGCCGTTTCGGAGCGCATCGCAACGTGAAGGCGAATGACAAGTTCAGAAATGTGGGAGGACGGCCCGCCGCATCCTGAGCGACTACTAACCGCATTTTCTGCAACGTTTTATTAGCCTCCGTTTATTTATGAATCCCACGATCAGCAAAAGAAAATACGAGTCCGCCGAAGAGCTATCGCGGGACTTTTGGAAAATCCACTACGAGCGCAGAACGACTCACATTCGGCCTAGCGAGAGGCTCAGGGCGCGAATGCATCGAGATGGCGTGGACTCCACAGCCTATAGGTTGTGGCACAACCAATGGCACCTGCTCAATACCGGAAGCGGGCTTTGTTGGCTGCCCAGCCACGGGCCGACCAACCGGCGGCTTTTCCTTGCCGAACGGCCAAGCTGAGCGACTGCCGGCCAAAAAGCTATGAATACAACTGAGACGCAATCCGGCAGTTCGCTCCAGCGCGTGGTTAGCGTGCTGTTTGGAGAACTGAAACTGTCCGGCTGCGAAAACCATCCGCACCGGCTCGACCTATCGTGCTGCAAAATCCGACAGTCCGACGGAACGGCACTCACCACAAAGCAAGTCTGGGAAGTGCTCAACGAACTCGCTACGGCGAAGCACGCTAACAAGGAGATAACCCACCCATGAAAAGGAAGCCCCCCCATCCGCTAAAAGCGCGGAACCCACTGAGCGTCAAGGACCGTCAACTGTCATGAATACGTCAACGACACGGACGCCGACGGCAAATCCGGATCACCCTCTAGGCGACGCCTTGGGCGAGGCATGAGCGTGGCGTGATCCAGGGTGGCAAGCCCGATGGCCAGCATCAGCACCGTGTCGTCGTGCTGGCCACTCATAGCCTCAACGCGGCCGTTCGATTTCACGATGCAGGCTTCCAGTTCCAGCAAGACGGCCAGGTCCGTCACCTCCAAACCCTCGCCCTCATCGCTCCATTTGCGGATGGCGGCACCCAGTTTGTCCAAAATCGGGGCGCGGGTCCCCGAATTTGTGTGCCAGCCGAGTTGTTTGCTCTCCGTTTGCTCAACCCGATTAAACACCTGTCGCTGGTAGATGGGGATGCCTCCCCGTTGTTTGAGAAGCTCGATGAGCCCCCGATCCATGTTCACTTCCGGCACTACCATGCACGTCCCGTAAACCTTGGACAATTGAGCAACGCGGCGCTCCAGGACATCAATGTCCCACTTGCAGACCACCCCATGTTTCGGGTGTCGCTTTTCGGCGAAGCAGTCCGCCAGTCGAGCGACGAGTTTCGGAGGGTGCCATCGGCCCCCCATGATGCAGCCTTGTCGGATCACTCCGACGCCATGGTTGTCTGGATCTCCGCCCACGGTTTGGCTGGCTCCGGTGGCCGGGTCCACGGCCAGCAGGTAAGAGCATCCCGGGATTGGTTTTTCGTAAACGACCACCACGGCTTCATCCTGGTCGCAAAGCGTCATCACTGCCCGAGTCTCGTCCTCATCCACCCAAGAGAGCATGGTGTATGTGGGGGGTGGCTGCGATGCCGCAAACTTGCGCATTTGTCGCAGTCGTGGCAAACTAAACGCCCGACGGCCAGACATCAGAAACCCGGAATCCTCGTCGAACGGGTATTCTTGCTCGAATTTCTCCTCGTCTTTGTTGAACGCCGCCGAATTGAGGATCCGCCGCCGCCAATGCAACCGCTTGATGGGGTCGGCTTTTCCCATGGCGGCAAACGCGGACATCATGGCGGACTCCCGATCCGTCAGCGATTGCTCGATGTGGGCGCGTTCTGCGGCAGAAATGTCCGGGTATTTGGTACCGCCATATTCCTCGTCTTCATGCCATGGGTAGAACACCTTGATGAACCCGTTCCAGTCTGCGGGAATCTTGCCCGCCTTGTTGTCGGCTAGGGTAATCGCACCCTGATACGTTTCGTAGTAGGCCCCGCCCACGCCGTTCGGGGTGGACTCGACCATGACCAGCGTATCGGCCTGCAAAGGAACGCATGACAGCACCGCGGCGAACGTGGCGGCGGAACTGGTGTTCTGGGTGTCCTTCCACCAGGCAACCTCGGTCATCAAAACCACCTGATACGTGCCGGAGGCGGCCGCACGGTTGTCGTTGGCCGTCTCGGTGGCAATTTCGCTATCGTTGGAAAATTTCTTACTCGGTCGATGGTAGTCCACCCCCCAAGCGAACGTGTCTTCCTGCACGTAAAGGTTGGCCATATCGACAAGATTCTTCACCGACTTTTCGTATTCGTCGCCGATGATAAGTGCCTTCGTAGGTACCCGCAGGCATTGATGCACCAGTTCCGCGACGCTGTAGCTGGATGCGCCAAGCTGACGCCCTTTCAGGGTGATGATGCGACAGGGCAGATGCCGCTCGCGGCAATACAGCACGGCCTCGTTGATGCGTTGCTGCATCGGGTTAGCATCCGGGGCGCGGACGAGCTTGCGATTCTTGCCACGCAACGTCCCGTGGAGCTCGAACCACACCAGAGCGGAATCCCGCACTAGGGCAGATTCCATGGCACTGGCTGGAGCTTCAGTGGCCATTCTCCTTGATCTGTTCCACCAGCAGCCTCCACGCCTTGTTGCGGCTCAGTCCGCTGGCTTGGGCCAATTCTCTCGATCTCCCGGTGCCATGGAGGGCAAAGTGCGCCCGCACCTGTTCTGCCTGCGCCGCCGTAACACCGTGCTGGGGCCGCCCGGCCTGATGCAGTCCCGAGCATTGCAGGGTGAGGGCAGATCGCATTCGCAGGACATCCGCCAAGTAAAATTCCGCCTTGGAAGGGCCGTGGTGATGATACCCCGAGTTTTCGAGTTTTTCAATGACTTGCTGCAAGGCTGACTTGGCCTGCACCACTTGGTAGCACAATTCCTCTTTGCTTCCGTGGTTTCGCATGGGCAGTCCGCAGTGGGGACAATTCTGGTTCATGAGTGTGTCCCAAAAGGACACATTTGTCCCAAAACTCAAGGCGAACTTTTAGAACAGGCCGAAAATATCATTGATGCTGATATTCGGCATGGCACGTTGACCGCCATGCACGCCAACGAACAGACACCTGAAACCACGACGCTTCTCCAGGCCCCCGCGCCGGTGGACGCCGAGGCCGCAATGGACGCGCCAACGGCAGGCGAAATGCCTGATATGCACGACGTCGAAAGCGCCAACGCGTTCCTAGCAAGACTGGAAACCGAGCCTGAGCCAGAGACGGAGCAAGCACCCGAGGAAAGCACCCCCACGGCAGAAGCCGAGCCGGAAGAAGCGCCGTCGAACGACCCGCGCAACTACCGCCTGGCCGCCGCCGATGAACTGGACCAGCAGGCATTCGCTCTGCATAAGGCCGGAAAGGGAAAGATTCCCATGGCGAAAATCATGGAAATGCTGCGAGGTACCACGGCCCCCGCGCCTGGCGACTCCGAATCCGCAGCGGACACAAACGCCACTCCCGCGGAATCCACCGGAAGCACGCTCCAATCACTAAACGCCAAGAAGGCTACCCTGGAACAAGAGCTACGCGACGCCCACAGTGCCATGGATTTTGAGAAAGCCAGCGAAATACAAATCGCGCTGGTGGATCTCGGCTATGAGCGACTGAAGGCGGAGCAAGCCGAAGTCGAAAGCCAGAAAACGGCCCAGACCGAGGCGCTGCAAAAGCAAACGGAAGCGTTCAACGCATCCCTTGCAAAAGCAGCAGCCCATTACCCGGATTCAGCGGTGGAAGGAAGCGCCCTGTGGCACGAAATGGCGGCAATTGACGCCGCCCTGGAAGCCCAAGGAAACCCGCTCTTTTCCGAGCCAGACAAGGCCTACAAAATTGCCATGATGGCGGCAAACAACCTGGGGATTGCTCCCCGGATGAACGCCCCCGTTCCCGCAGCCAAGCCCGCCGCCGTAAGGCCAAGGCCATTGGCCGGAGGCATGAGCACCCAAGGCGCAGCGGCTCCGCCGCCCAGCATGGATCGGATCAAGTCCGCTTACGAGATGGACGAGTTCCTGGCCGCTCTTTAGACGACGCGCATATCACAGCGGCAAATCGACCGCTGCCGTAGTTACAACCGAAAGAAATTCAACAACATAACTACATCTTATGCCCTCTACATACCCACCCATCGGTAGTATCAACACTATCGACAAACTCAGCAACGCCAATGGCGGAACTGGGAACCTGACACCCCAGCAGATCTGGGACAAAGCCGTCCAGATTTACGAAGAAAACACCGACTTCTGGCAAAGCTACGAAGGCAAGTCGGAAAGCTCCGTCATCCTGACGAACACCGACCTCGCCAAAGGTGACGGCTCTGAAATGTATATCCGCACCGAATCCGGATACTACGACGAGCCCCACTACGGAGACGACACGTTCGACACGGACGACGACTTCGAGGAGGACAAATACAGCGAATACAAGCTGGTGATAGACGTCATCCGGCACGCCACCTCCGGCAGCGAACGCGCCATCGAGAAACTTGGCGGGATGCGCGGCCTCTACGGTCGGCAGGCCAAGAAACTCGGTTCCTGGATGGGTCGGATCAAATCCGAGAACCTCGACATGATGTTCTGCCACAAGGTCAATTCGGCGAATGTCGTCCGCCCCTCCGGCAAGGCCCTCGCGTCCCTGACCAAGACAGATACTTTGTCCATGAACTTCGTCAGCACCGCTGCGGGGATTCTCGGACGTCTGGGTGGCCAGCGTGCCAGAACCGGCATGATTAACGGAGCGCCCTGCATGGGACTCACGCTCATCGCTGCCAGTGACGCCCTGACCATCCTGCGCCAGGACAGCGCCTACCAGACGCTGCTTTCCCGCGCCAGCGAGCGTGGCAAAGTCAACTCGCTCTGGAAAGGCGAAGTGACCGACCTCGACGGTATTTCCGTGGTGCGCCGAGACATCATCGACCACGACGGCGAAGGAGCCATCGGCAACCCGATGACCCCGCGAGCCCTGCTCGGCAACGCGATCTCTCCAGGCACGGCGGTCTTCGACGTCACCGGGGGAGGAAACTCGACCAGCGCGGCGAAAACCAAGAAGTTGTATTTCAAATACTTCAGCGGCCACGCCTACAAGTTCAGCGACGGGGACACCCTTTCTCAGGGGTCAGCCACCCGCTACCTGCTGATCCAGAATCCGCCGAATGCAGTCACCGACCCGGGCAAATTCGGCATGTATTCCTACACCACCGGAAACAACGGCAACAAGATCACCATTCTGCAGCGCTTGGGATCTGCCGCTTCCGGGGACCGGGTTACGACCCTTGGTGGTGTGACGTGGAACACGGGAGCCTGGGCCAACCTGCACACCGCAACGCACCCAGAAGGGTCGCTCGTGGTGGAGTGCAACGCCAACGGCATCCCGATTGCCCGGAGCTTCATTCTGGGTGCCCAAGCCGCCCTGCGTGGTTACGGCATGTATCGCAACCGCCGCGGGCAGGAGAAAACGGAAGATGAGTTTTTCACCAAGACCTTCATCCGTTCCTACTTCGGCCAAAAGATTCGCCAAGACCGCCTGGGCCGTCAGCCTGGCATCGTGGTCCTGGAGCACGCCCACCCTGTCGCAGACATGGGCATTCCTGGCTAGTTTGTGTGTGAGTCATGGGGGGGTGGGTTTTGGTTGGTTCCACCCACCCCCCCTTCCTTTTACCCTTCTTTTTTATGGTTTCCAATTATCTGGTCAAGAAATGGCTCGACCGAGCCCTCGGAGCACAAGCGTTCACCGATCCGGCCACCGTTTACATCGCGCTGTTCACGTCAGCGCCTTCGGCTTCGGGCGGCGGCACCGAGGTTACTGGCGGATCCTACGCCCGAAAATCCGTCACAAACAACAACACGAACTTCCCGGACTCCGTGCTGGGCACCGGAGAAAAGTTCCTCGGCGTGGAGCAGTCCTTCGCAGCAGCCACGGCAAACTGGGGCACGATTACCCATGCCGCCCTGTTCGACGCAGCCTCGGGAGGAAACATGCTGCACTATGGCCCCTTGGCGGTGCCCGTGACGATCAACAACGGGGACATTTTCCGGCTACCTGTGGGTAACGGCGGACTCCTCATCACCCTGACATAGCAATGCCCGTTTACACCGCAGCCATTACGATGCCAGCCAGCACAACGCTGGATGTCTCGGGCCTGTTTTCTAGGCCCGCCCGCATCGTCATGGCTGCGGTCTCCACGCTAATCCCCACCCCGGCGCTCACAAAAGCCGCGACGGCACCCATGCCAGCGGCATCCACCATGGCGCTGCGCGAGGTGGAAACGTCGCACGTTTATGACGTGTCCGTGCCCATGCCGGCCACCGAATCTTTTACGGTTCGGGGTGGGCGCACCGTGAATGTCGCGATCAACATGGCGGCCAGAGGCGAAATGGAACTCTCTGTTTGCAGCGCCCAATACGGGCTGCAAGTGAGAGACGCAATCGACGCCATCCTGCAAATGTGGGGGGTGCATTGCCACGGGGCCGGATGCGACACCCCGGCCGCAGAGGAAGCCGTGAACTGCCTCAATTCTGCGTTCCAGAAACTGGCCGCGAGTGGCAAGGTCGCCCAATTCCACCACCGGGAGCCAAGAAGCGCCGTGTTGACGTCGGGAGGATCGCCAAGCTACAGCCACCTCATTGAGGTGGATCGCGCCGCCCAGAGCGTGGTGGCTCCGGTGTCCATCATGATCGACGGGCAGCGCCGCCTCTTGCGCCCTTTGGGCAGTCTGAGCGCACTTCGCAGTTTCGCAGAGGCTTACTACACCGGTTCGGACGCTCCGCTGGCCTACTTCGTGGAAATGCTCGAAGGAGCCAGTGGCACGGGCATGAGGATTTATTTGGCTCCCGCTCCGCCCACCGAGGCCGCGGCCACGCTCGAATATGACGTGATTTTGAAACCGCAGCGCTTCAGTTGCCAGTTCCCGGGAGTTCGGCTTCCGGTGCCGCACCTCTACGCCGAAACGCTGCTGCTTCCACTGGCGAAATGGTATGCCTTGAGCAGCCGCTATTTTGAGCGCCCAGAGATCAAGCCCGCCGTGGAAGCCCAGGCGGCAGAGGTCCTCACCCTCCTGGGAGAATTTTCACCGAGACCGAAGGAGGTTGAATCGTGAACTCGCTCCGGTTACTCCAATCGGCCTGCGGGCAGTGGCTGACCGAGGAAGAAATGACCCAATTATCAGCCCGCGACGCCGAGCTTTTGCTGGTCGGAGTCAACGCGGCGATGCGGGTGGTTTGGGCCGCCCTGCCTGCCACGTATCGGCGTCAGCCGCTTTCCCTCTATTTTGGCCCACCGGAACAGACCACGGGTGTGTTCACGCAAAACTCCCGGGAATTCACCGGGGATCTTCTGACGCTGAAGCCGGACTATTGTTCGCTGCGCATCGAAGGACAGGCCGACCGGAACGAATACCGCATGGGGGCGCTGTTCCACCCCTACACCGGAACCACCGGAACGCGGGATGTCACCGTCTTCAGAGACACAATCCTCACGCCCTATCAAATTGACCGCATCAGCACCCCATTGCGCAGACTCGATGGTGTGGAATACAGCGCCGTGGTGGATCAGGACGACTGGACCCGTTCCCGCACCTACGCGATTATCATGGTGGGCACCCGGACACTGGTGAAGATTGACCGGGAGAACCAGGACGCGCTCACACTGACCGGGCATGGCATCATCCGCCCCTACCCGCTGAACCTGATCGACAGCCAGCAGGCAACCCCCCTGCCCTTCCCTCCCGAGGTGGCCGAATGGATCGCTTCCGCGTCCGGTGAATACCTCGTGACACACCCGAAGTTCCGCCCGGACTTGGCAAACGCGGCCACACGTTCCGTTGCTTCCGTCCTTGCCCAAATCGAGTCAAGCACCTCCCCCGCCCTGCAAGCCGGGCTCAACTCCATTGGCACTCCCGCAGGCTGGTAACTCCCAATTATGCGCCTTCCCGTCTCCCAACTCGCCGCTCTTTTAACCGACACCGTTCGGCAGGCCCGCGATGCCGCCTGCGAACTTTCCCGCCAAGGAATTGCAACGATTGGCCTGGAGGAATTCATGGTCGAGGTTGAACTGGTGCCTGACGGCGGATGGAACAAGATAGAACGGCGGCAGGAAGAAACGCCCGGGAAACAAACCAGCAGCGAACTGCGACCCACCACCCGCACCACGACCATTCAAGGCCCAGCCACCACCGAAGTCATTCAGCCTGCCGTCACCTCCAGGCGAACTGAGACGCGGACTTCCACCGAAAGCCGCGTCACGAAAACCGATGGACCCGTCACCCGCACGACCGAGCGAGGCGCAGCCAGCCAAACTTCCACCAAAACAGCAACGCACGAATCCCAGACCGAGGACGCCAAGGACAATCGCGGCGGGGATGTCGTGAACCAGGATTACACCGTTTCGGCAACCTAAACCATGGCTGACATCTATTCA